CTTGACCTTCGGGGGCAAAGACTGTTACGGAGAATACACCTTGGTATCTCAGTTGTGGGTTTAAGCCCCTTACAGCAGGTCTAGTGACCGTGGGGAGGTATTGTACCTTGAGGAAGCTAGTGCCTGTCACAGGCTCAAATGCTACGTTCTCATAGGCTATGTCGGGTAGACCGGATGTTCCAGCTAAGTGGCTCTCAAGTGCAGCCCGAATATCATTCTGAATACTAGCCATAGATATTCCTTATCTTTGCAAAAACTTTATATCCGGCAGTCCGTCTCCAGTTTGTACCCTCCTCTACATCATATGCGTGAGGTGAGCCATTCCTGAGTTGGACGCTTGTGGTATTCTTTAGATCAAGTTTATTGATGTCCGTTAGGAGGTTCTGGAAGCCCTCTTGCATTTTCTGTTGTGGGTTTTGCTTCTTCGGCTTATTATCAGAAGATTTACCTCTTGGACGACCAGCACCCGTGGTAAAAGAAAAGGATGTCACATAAGCGCCAGTATCAACAGGGGAGAAACTAACGGCACTCTGGGCTATGGATACCAACTCCTCTTTGACTGCATCCTCAACGATGTCCTCTAAATATTCCATCTTTTTGTAGAACGAAGCGTTAACCTTGACATACTGATTTTTTGCCTTCATAGGTTACTCTCCTACGTCACAGATGTAACCTATAGCAGTACCAGCGGAAAATAACGACATGACAGAGGTAATCTTAACTGTATCACCACTACCGATAATCAGATCGTCAAAGTCGGGGATGGCAGCTAAGTCTAAGGCTGAGATAACACACTTGCGAGTACCACGAACAACCTCATCGTTACCACCAGCGACACCTACGTTATAGTTGTAGAGATACCCCTTAACGGAATAGTCGGTAGTGACAGAACTGTCTACTGTGCCTGTAGCTGGATTGTATGTACCAGCAGTAGTAACCTTGCGTAGAGTTAGGGTTTCCCCAAAGTCTCTAACTAGGTTAAGCAGGTCAAAGGAGCGGAATGACATATCTTACTCCTTATTCGTATTCAGGTGTTTGATAGCTTGGTGGGTTCTTAAAACGATCTCTACGGAATGAGCCTTCGATACGGTTAGTGTTAGCTCGTACAGCTTCAATACCACTCTTAGTGATACCACCAGCTAGGACACCTACCGAAGCACCTGCGGTCTTGCCTTGATACTCTAGGTCATCTGCTAGTGCTTTATACTGTCTGGCTAAGTCGGAATAGTCAGCACTCAAAGCACCACTTAGTTGTGTCGTTACTTGTCGGGAGTATTTAGCTGAGATTACACGAGCGACCCAAGCACCAGAGTAATATACATTGTTACCATTCTCAGATAAAGCAAATGTAATCTCTTCGTTCTGTACCTGTTGGTCAACTGTGTCAGTATCTCCAATCAGAAGGCGTACTGTATTGAGACGACCAGAGGCCGTGGTAGTGTCCAAGTCTGTAGGATCGTAAGACCATGCCATGTAAGTCGTCTCCTGAGTGCCAGCGAACTGGTGTTGTTATTAGTCAGCGAGAACCTTGTCTCGAATGTCGTAGAAGTCTTCTGTAATCCAGCGATTAACATTAAGGAAGCGTCTGATTAGACCACGTTGCTTGTCGTCAATCTTAGACTTCTTACACTTCTTAGCTTCAAACTCTGTCTTACTGGAGGTACGTTTGTTTACCTCGACATTAAGTAAGTTCACTAAGGTCTCTAAGTCTTTACCAGCTAGTTCAGACAGTCGATCTCCAACCTTGTTCTGAACCTCTAGCTCTTTATTGTGGTGGATATAACCTGCGGCGTATAGGGTAGCAACCTTGTCTTGGTCTATTCCTCGCTCTGCCCAGTTAAAGTGATCTCCACGTTTCCAATTCGTATTATCCGCCAGTAAAGGCATCTTGATAAACACAGGCCAATCGACCTGCCAACCCAAGTATGTGGGGTGCATAGGGACTCTCCATTATATGAATACTGTTATGTTCTGTTATATATTGGGTTGTACCCCAAGCCGTTAAGCTCAGGGTACACCTTTAGTATTATCGCTTAGGCGATTACGGCTGAGAAGAAGTAACCCAAGTCAGCGCCTGTGACTTTCATGTCATAGGCCATTTTAACTTGGATGTGTTCTGCAACTTGCTGACGCTTCAGAGCATCGTCAGAGAAGGACTCAACGGTAACACCGAGGTTGTTTACGCCGGGAACTGAGTTCCATGCAAATGTCAAACCAGCGGCAGGGGTCATCAGACCGGATGCACGAGGTGTGTGTACCAACAGAGCGTTCTTACCACCGATGAAGCTATTGCTTTCGGCAAGACCTTCAACAGCACCGTTCTTAACAGCTTCCATGACGTAGAAGTTCTCTACTTCAAAGATTTCTGCCAGTTTAGCATCTGTAATCAAAGCTGTGTTTGTTACAGTTGCGCCACCGTTCAAACGAGCGAGGATGTCTGGGTGGTTAACCAAGATGTCACGAACTTCTTTACCAACAACCATTGTGTTTGGCTTGAAGCCACCTGATGCCAACTGCATGGTGCGACGACCAGTAGTTACATCAGAGATTGGTGTAGAGTTAGTGTAGTCAGACCACAGGTTTGCAGGAGTTACGTCTGTAGTCCAGACGCCAGCCTTGAAGAATGTGTCAGCGAAACGCTCTTCACGGTCGATCAACAAGCGAGTTGTCAATGTCTGTGCGCCAGCGGAACGGATTTCCAACATTGCGTCTTCGTTAGCAAGAGTTTGCTCATCGAAGTCCATGCCGAGGCCATAAACGTCAGCATAATAAGCAGCGTTAGAAACTGCCATACCGATGCGGTTAACTTCTGTGCGTGGCGCAAGTTTCTTTACGTCACCAGAGCGGTTCATGTTCGCACGGTCATAGATGTAATACTTGTCAGACTGACGAGCAACGCCTACGGTTGGGAATACTTTATCAGCGACAAAGTTAGTTTGTTCTTGTACATAGGCCAGTGTCAAGTTAGACAACGGCTGGTCGATATGTACCTGAGATGGTGTCAAAAGTGGCATTATATTATTCCTTTAATGCTAGATTAGGCTGGGACTACGTTGCCGCCTTGGATCATTTCGATTTCGATGATCTGACCGTCTACGCCAGCTTCACGAGCGTAACCCAGAACAACATCACCAGCGGCGGCAGTCAAAGCAGTACCATCAGCACCAGTTTGAACTTGAGCGCCAGCAGCAATAACGCCACCAGCTTCTACCATGACGGAGCCAGTGACACATACGGTCACGGCAGCACCAGCGGCAGCACCAGCAAGACATACACCAATGGCGTTCTCACCAGCAGCGTCAGCCAAGTCAACTTGACCATCGGACTCTAGAGTTACGAATTTGAATTGTGCTGCGGAAAGGTCTTCCCCAGCGATGAAAGTGCGGTTATCACGAGATTGCATGACGGCCATGATTATTCCCCTTTGTAGGATTTAGTGATGAGTGCTTTGCCTTCTTCGGTCTTAGCTACAGCAGCATAAGCCTTAGCAAATTCACTCTTTTTCAGTTGGTTTTCGTCCATGTAGGACTTCACGAGAGCATCCAGTTTGTCAGCAGAGGTAGCGAACTCGCCGTCTACATCGGACTTACCAAATTCTTGCATGGAAGCAGCAAAGGCAGCATCAGCAGCTTTGAGCATTACCATAATTCCATCATCTTCTGAGAATGACTTCAGGAGAGACTTAGCTGCACCAGCTTCAAAGTGTGGCAGAATTTCTTCTGCTTTCTTTGTCAACTCAAGGTCAGCCTTTTCGATTTCATGTTCACGCTTGGCTACAGCAGCAGCTTCAAGTGCTTTCAGGACTGGGGCTGGGATGTCGCTCTTAGCTACCATCTCACCGTCGATGTCCATCATTTCTTCTTCCGCTTTCTTCTCGATTGAGTCGGCACGGATAACGTAACCATTGTCAATAAGACCTTTGCGGAGATGTTGGTTCTCAGCAGAAAGACGATCAAAATCCGCCTTGAGTGCTTCAACGTCAACTTCAGGAGCTTCTACAGCTTCAACTTCAGGAGCGGCTTTCTCAGCGACTTCTTCGGTTACAACTTCATCAGCTTTTTCCATGTCGTAGCCGAGAGCTTTCATAGCTTCGCCACGTCCACAGCCTTTGTCGTCCATGTACGCCTTTACTTTGGCTTCCATTTCTTCATTCATTTTCGTAATTTCCTCTTCGGAATTGTCACGCTTGAAGAGTGAGACCATTGCTTGTGCATTGGCTGGACGATCCACAAGGGAAAGTTCTTCAAGGTGCAAGTTTTTCAGGAGATTAGGCAAGTTAGATTTCCTCCTTAATAGCACGTCCACCTATAGAGAACGCAGCGAGTTCACCAGATTTGACCATATCCCAGACGGTATCATCGAATACTTTGTAAGCGACAACCCATCCTTCACGATCAGACTGGATACCAAGAGCATCACCAATTTCTTTAGTGATAGGAAGAGAGTGGACAACTACGCCAACCTGATCTCCAACGTGCATAGCCTTGCCGACCCGCACATGCTCCATAAATTCATTAACGGCTTTTACCAGTGTGCCAGCTTCGATAACGTCACCCTGACGATCAATAACGGCTTCACCTTTTTCTGTAACTACAGAAGCCCATCCGTAGACCATACGCTGTTCGTCGTCAGTCTTAAGGATTTTACCTTCGATATTCTTTGTCATTTCACCCACCGATGTGTTGGATTCCCACATACGACATGACCAGTAGCCAGCCGTTGTCTTATCTTTCTTGGTATCACAGGAATGGCGGGAGCGGAAATTGGCACGAGCTTTAGGATCGTCCCTACGGATTTCCATGTTAGGATCACCGAAAGCTACCCGTTTGACCTTACCACCGTCCTGTACGAACACCTCAAACTTCTTGTTGCCACCTTTGATACGACGAGGTTTATTCAGAGTGACAGTTTCGCCTTGATACTCAGCTTTAGCAAAGTCAGTCTTTAGTATCTCAGCTACAACGGCTCTGAGAGCCTCTATACGGCTCACTGAAGGCCTTCCTTGTTCGGTGGGCCCAATTCCTTCGTAGAAAGAAAGGTACGCCTCGTGGCTCTCTCCGGGCATGTACACAGCCTGTCCATCGTACTCAGAGACGTGAGTGGCTCCACCCATGCCTAAGTCCATAGAACGGGAGATAGCTTCAGGCTCAGTGGTGAAGATGTCGTTAGCGTATTGTGCTTTACGGAGGGTGGATACTTTAGAACCAACTTTCATTAACTTGTAACCTTTGCTAGATAACCTTTGAATACCCCAAATACGACAGCATTGTTGGTGTCTGTCTCTACCGTGATACGAACATCAGCGTTCCTTGGGATGATAACTGCTGGATCAAGGTCAATATCCCAAGGGCCACCAGAGGAAGCACTTACAGCAGCACGTTGTACGAACACCTTACCGACTTCTCTAACCTCAAGGTAGAAGTCTGCCGCTGCGCTTTGCTTTAAGCTAACGGAACCAAAGCCACCAGTGAGTACATAGTAGTCTTCATCACTGAATGTGGTTGCAGCCTTAAACGAACCCTGTAGTCCAACGGGAATGTCAATGTGTATCTTAGTTGGGTCGTTGGGGACACCAGCCGTAATAGCAACATCTTCGTACACTGTGACACGGCCCACTAGCTCAACACCATTGTTATTGAACACTTGAGATACCCTAGCCACTGGCGTAGGAAGTGCGACCTTAGTTTGACCCTGTAAAGTAACAGTCTGTGTCAGAAAGCTGAACTTGGCATCCTGTCCTGTGCCAGACACAGTGTGACACTCTAGTAAAACTTCGTACACATCAGCAGCGGAAGATGAAGATATGTGGGTAATCAGATTGTCATTAACGTAGACCTCATGCCCACCGACTGTCCATACCGTAGATGTTCCATCCGCTGAGAGATCGGCTGACTTACCGAACTTGATAAGGGATTTAGCTTTCTTGTCGATAGAGACGACATCACCAAAGGTGGCTTGTATCTCACGTTCAGCTTGTACGAGCCTTCCGTCAGGCACTTCGTATGTACGTCTTTGCCAACCTCCGAACATCTGTTGTATTTCCTCAATCTCTGCTATGATTATTGCGTTAGGATCACTTGCGCTCTCTACAATCGGACTAGAGGTCTCTACATCACTCAAACCAATGTTGTTAACTTGGGTAAAGCTAGGTTGTCCTATGGTGGGCAAACCTGTTACAATAGAAGCTACTGTGAAGTTCTCAAGCTCAGTGGCATCCACCGA